AAAAATATTAGTTGACGAAATACATGGTACATTAGAATTATTGGCTGATATAAATTCCCGTGAATTAAAATGATAGATGAAGAATTATTAATTCGAAAACCATTTGCAAATGGATTGCGCCCAATTCCGAACTTAACAGTTTCTGAATGGGCTAATCAGAATCGATTTCTTACCTCTGTTTCGTCTGCTGAACCTGGGCGTTATCGAGTTGAGCGAACTCCTTTCCTTCGTGAAATTCAGGACCATTTAGGTAAAACGTCACACGCTCAGGAAATTGTTTTTGCAAAAGGCGCACAGGTTGGAGCAACTGAAACAATGAATAATTTCGTTGGGTATTCAATAGATATGAACCCGTCAATTATTCTTTTGGTAATGCCAACGGATGAAGCTATAAAGAAAAATTCACGGACAAGAATAAAGCCAATGATTGACGCTGCACCTTCATTGAGTTCAAAAATTAAGGCGGTTGGTTCCAAGGACGCAGAAAATACAATCACTTCAAAAAGTTTCCCAGGTGGAGTTTTGTTGATGATTGGGGCAAATAGTCCAGTTGGATTATCGAGTACTCCTGCTGCAAAAATAATGCTAGACGAGGTTGATCGTTACCCACTGTCAGCAGGACAAGAAGGTTCGCCTGTGGATTTAGCACGTGCCAGAGCTAGGACGTTTCAAAACAGAAAATTATTTTTAGCCAGCACCCCAACCAATGAAGGAGAATCTGTTATTTGGGCTGAATTTTTAGATGGAGACCAACGATACTACAATGTAGAGTGCCAAGGTTGTAAAGAGTTGTTTGTACTTAAATTCGAATATTTAACTTATGATGAAAATAATCCAGAAACAACTCGAATGGCTTGCCCTGAATGTGGTTTTTTACATGAGGAACGCCACAAAACCGCAATGCTTGCCGAAAAAGGACACGGGGGTAATGCTGAGTGGATACCTACAGCAATTTCAAACAACCCACGAAAATACAGTTATCATCTAAGTTCGTTATATTCTCCTGCTGGTTTTTACGCATGGAGCGAATTAATTAGAGATTATTTAAAAGTTAAAAATGATGTAAATAAATATCGAACATTCGTAAATACTGTTTTAGGCGAAACCTTCAAAATAAAAGGAGATGCTCCCGACAGCGAAAACCTGTACAACCGTAGAGAATCGTATGAAATAGGCACTATACCAGAAGGAGTCTATTTCTTGACCATGGGTGTAGATATTCAAGGTGATCGTATCGAGGGCGAAGTTGTCGGTTGGGGTCGTGGCCGTGAAACATGGAGTATTGAATATTTTGTTTTCCTTGGCGATACTTCGAAGCCTGAAGTTTGGGAACAATTATCAAATCAGATTACTAAGCAATATGAATATGGTGATTCTATGATTTCAATAAATTTAACTTGTGTGGATGCTGGTTATAAAACATCAACAGTTTATGATTTTACTTCTAAGTTTCCTGATTCAAAAGTAAAACCTATTATGGGTCGAGACTCAGTAAAAGATGTTATGGTTTCGCCTCCACGTGCTTACAACGTAGCTCGTAGTGGTAAAAAAATAGAAAGCCGTAAGATTTGGTATTTAGGAACTGGATTATTAAAATCAGAGCTTTACGGATTCCTGAAATTAAAACCTACTGAAATTGAAGGCGAAAACGGAGCAATTGAAATTTATCCTGAAGGATATTGTCATTTCCCACAATACGATAGGCATTATTTTAAAATGCTTACAGCTGAACAACAAGTTCAGGTTATCAATAAAAAAGGTTTTGCAGAATACCAATGGACAAAAAAAGCAGGAGCCAGAAACGAAGCCTTGGATGTTCGTAATTACGCCCGTGCTGCTGCTTACATAATCGGAATAGATAGATTTAAGGATGATACTTGGGATAAAATAAAAGCTCAAAGCACGGTAATTGTTGAAAAAATTTCTGAAACTGTAAAAAAACCAGAAATTAAAAAGAAAAAAAATAGTGGTTATTGGTAATTGATTAAAAATAATGTTTATATTTGCGTATCATTATAACGGTTCGCAGGTATATTTAGTTGCGGATTTAAAATCATAAAACTTTAAATTAAGACAAAATGAAAATAGAAGAGCAAAAATTGAATAACCCACAAAAACAGCAATTGAATATACCTGCTGTTAGTGGCTGGCGTTTATTTGCCGATGAAAAACCTTTGGATGGGAATAGATACCATTATTCAATAGGTAATCAGTTTTTTAAAGGCATTTGGTCGGACAAACTCAAAGGTTTTTTGTTGGATGGATGTGATAACAAATACATAAGTAGTAGGTGTGATTATTTTCACGCTTGCCACTAACTACTATTTGTAAACACCATCTGTAAACACCAATAAACTTAATACTTAAGACTATGAATATCGGAAAGTATGTGGAATTGTATTCCGAAGATTTAAAATTGAAAAACTATTCAAAAACATTTAGGACATAGCAGTAGTAAAACTACAGAAATTTACACCCATGTATCAACTGCATCATTAAAAATGATGCCATTACCAATTTAATTTATCTTAGTGCAATTTATCGGGGTTTTTTCATATATTTACAAAAATTTATCTTATGGCGTGTACACAATATACATTATTGCAATATCAAACCTTAACGGATGCTATCGCCTCGGGAGCTTTGAAAGTTAAGTATGGCGATAAAGAGGTTGAATATCGTTCGTTAGACGATATGATTCGCTTGCAAATTATGATGAAAAATTGCCTATTTCCTGAACAAAATACTAATAACGGACGAAAATACGCTAGTTTTTCGAAAGGAACTAATCGCTGTAGATAATGAATATAATTGACAAAACAATATCGATATTTAACCCAAAGGCTGGTGCTGAACGTGCCAAATATAGAGTGTTAGAAAAAACCATTAATTCCAGCGTTCGTGCTTACGATGGAGCGACCAAAAGTCGTCGTGGTGACGGATGGGCACCATACAATACAACCGAAAACGCTAATAACGACATTCAGAAGTCGTTAAAAATACTTCGTGAACGTTCTATCCATGGATACAAAAATGATCCTTCAGTTTTCAAAGCAATCAGAACTATTCAGAATAATGTTATCGGTACTGGTATCATGCCAACCCCTGTAAAATCAGACGCTAATTTATCAAAGAACGAAATTCAAAGGATAAAAGACGAATGGAAAGCTTGGGCAGAATACAAAGATTGTGACTTTGATGAATTCTTTACATTGTATGGACTGCAATCTTTATGTATGCGTAATATTGCTATGCAGGGAGAAGTTTTTATTTTAAAGCGTAGGGATGCTAATTCCAGACACCCTATTAAATTGCAGGTACTTGCGCCTCACATGGTTGACCACACAAAGAATTCATATATGATTTCAGAACGTGCTGGAAATTACGTAGTGCAAGGTGTTGAATTTAATTCTCAAGGTAAACGTGTTGGGTATTGGGTTTTTGACCACAATCCAAACAATGAATATACAATGAAGTTAGCGCCTAAATTCGTTTCTTCAGACGATATGATTCACGTGTTTTATAAAGAGTTTCCAGAACAAGTAAGAGGCGTTCCGTTCGGTACTTCGTCAATGTTATCAATGCGTGATTTATCTGACTATGAAGATGCGCAATTAATGCTTCAAAAAGTTGCTGCTTGTCACGTGGCTTTTACCTCTAAAGCACCTTCAGATGATCCGTTAGCAGGAACTGAAGGAACTCATGAAATTGATAGAATGGAACCTGGAATGATAGAATATCTTCCTGCTGGCGAAACCGTAACCTTCAATAGTCCGCCAACGCCGTCAAGTTTTTCTGAATACGTTTCTAAAAATCAGCAAAAAAACGCTGCTGGTTATGGTATCACTTACGAACAACTTACAGGTGACATGGGAAATGTTAATTTTTCAAGCGGTCGTATGGGTTGGATTGAGGCACAAAGGCAAATTGAAGATTGGCAATATAATATGTTTATCCCTCAATTTTGTGATAAAATTTGGCTTTGGTTTATTGAAGGCTTAAAAATTAAAATGATTATCTCTAAAAATGCAGGTGCTGAGTGGACGCCACAAGGACGTGAAATGATTGATCCTGTTAAAGAAATGAACGGATTAATTCTGGAACTTAAATCCGGTCTTGTTTCGTGGACGGAAGCCTGCAAGCGCAGAGGTTATAATCCTGATACATTATTGGAACAAATGAAAACTGATAAAACCATGTTTGAAGAAGCTGGAATTAATGTTGAGTGGATTATTCAGGAAGCTGAAATGGAAGTTCCTGAACCTACTGCAAATCAGAATAAAAGCCAGTCTAAAAAATAAATAACAAAACGGTTGTATAATTGAAAAAAATTATATATTTGTAAAACGTAAAACGTGTGACTAAAAACACGTCTAACACATAATAAAACATTATGCCAGAAACTAAAAAAATAGTCCAAATGCCAAACCAGCGCACACGTGCTGAGTTTAAAGCTGAAAGTTTCAATGAAACGGACAGAACTGTAGAAGTAGTTTTTGCTACTGAAACAGCCGTAAGAACATTTGACTGGGATTCTTACGAAATGGTTGACGAAGTTTTAATTTGCAAACCAGAAAACGGAGATTTAAGCCGTTTAAATGCTGGCGCACCTGCTTTGGATAATCATGAACGTTACGGAAAAGTTTCTAAAAACGTGGTTGGAGTTGTTTCTGATGCTCGTTTTGAAAACGGTGTAGGAGTTGCTAAAATTCGTTTTGGCACTTCAGAAGATGATACCGAATTAATGAACAAGGTTCGTGATAAGATAATTACAGGCGTATCCGTTGGTTATAATGTATATGAGTATCAGGTTACACGCTCAGAAGGTTCAAAACCAGTTTATAAGGCTACAAAATGGGAGGCTACCGAAATTTCATTTGTTCCTGTTCAGGCAGATAAAAACAGCCGTGTACGCTCAGAGGATGGAAAACACGAAGTTGTTATAAACGAAATCGAACCAGCGACTGAAGAAATTGAAGAAGCTATTGAAAAACAAATAGAAGAACAAAAAGAAAATAAAGAAGAAAATATTAATCTAAATAACAACGAAATGACTGAAGAAGAAAAAGCTGCTTTAGACTTGGAAAGAAAAGCCAAGGAAAATGCAACACGTTCGGCAGCTGCGACCGAAGAGCGCGCGCGTATCAAAGGTATTTCGGCACACTGTCGAGCTTTAGGGCTTCCTCAGACTATTGCCGATGCTTTAATTGAAGAAAACATTGACCTTGCCACAGCTGGACAACGTGCTTTGGTGGAATGGGAAAAATTGCAACCAGCGAACCCAAACCCAACTGTTGCACAGGTTCAGGATGACAAGGAAAAAACTCGTTCAGCAATGGCAAACGCACTTGTTTTAAGAGTTGATCCACGTGCTGCATCTGTCATGGGTGAAGAAAACGTAAGAGCTGCAAGCGAATTCAGAGGAATGAATTTACTTCGTTTTGCTGAGGAATCATTGATTCGCTCAGGAGTTCGTACTGCTGGTATGTCTTCCAAAGAAATCGCAACCTTTGCACTTGGAGGCAAAATCCGTGGATTGCACCACACAACTGATTTTCCATTATTGTTAATGGATACAGTTAATCGTACATTGTTAGCACAGTACGCTATTCAAGAACGTACATTTACTTCTTGGGCAAGACGTTCAACAATGAATGACTTTAGAGCCGTTACACGTGTTCGTTTGTCTGAAATGTTGGGTAACTTAGAAGAAGTTAAGAAAGGTGCTGAGTACAAATATGGTACATTTTCAGAAAATGGCGAATCTTACAAACTTGCTAAATACGGAAAAATTATCGGTATTACTTGGGAAGCAATTATCAATGATGATTTATCAGCATTCGATAGAATTCCGCAAGCGTTTGCTGTATCTGCTGCAAGATTGCAATCAAACATTGTTTATTCAATGTTATTAGCAAATGGATTCTCAGTAATGGGAGACGGTAACGCATTGTTTTCTGCTGCTCATAATAACTTCGTTGGAACTGCTGCAAATCAAACAACAGGAGGTACTGCGTTATCAGAAGTAAGTTTAACAGCTGCTTATACTTCTTTCAGACAACAAAAAGATGCTGCTGGCAATAAGTTAAACTTAAAGCCAAAGTATTTAATTGTAGGGCCAAAGAATGAATTTTTAGCTCAAAAATTAACTTCTGTTAATTTCGTTGCAACAAAACAATCTGATACGCCTGTGGGTTCATTGACTGGATTAACACTTGTTGTCGATGCTGAGATTGAGAATTACGAATGGTTCTTAGCTGCTGATCCTGCAAGTTTGGACACTGTTGAATACTCTTTCCTTGCAGGAGAAGAAGAGTTATTTATCGACCAAAGAGAAGGTTTCAATATCGACGGTTTAGAGGTTAAAGCAAGATTGATTTTTGCTGCAAAAGCTTTAGACTGGAGAGGTTTATACCGTAACAACGGAGCTGCACCGGCATAGTAGAAAAAATATAGAGGCGGTTTAAATATCGCCTCTGTTTTTAAAACGATAAATTAATTTTAAAAAAATATATAAAATGAAAAATTTTTTAGAAAAAGGAAAAACTATACTGGTTACTGCTGGTGCTGATATTGCCTCTGGTAGTATTGTTACCATTGGAACTACTGCTGGAATTGCTGCTGGTGACTACGCTAATGGTGAGGTTGCTGTCGTTAATTTAGACGGTGTTTACGCTGTCGCAAAAGACGCTTCTGTATTCGCTCAGGGTGCAAAAGTTTATATTGCTGCTGGAGTCGCTACTTCAACTGTTTCAACTAACGTATTTTTAGGATACGCACATACTGCTGCATTGACTGGTGACGCAACTGTTAACGTTCTTTTAGCCCGATAATATGAATATATTTGACTCGCTTAAAAAGCAGACTTTCGATGTAATCACCAATACAATGGGTTACAACGCAACATGGATAAGTGAGTCAGATACATTTACCGCTAGAGTCGGTTATAAAGACCCGTCAGAAAAGCAAGAACTTTCAGGAATTGATTCTTGGCATCCAGACGAACCATTTATGGAGTACAGGATTG